GCCAACACTGGGTGCGTTGCACCTGAAGCTCCTTGAAACGGTTCCGTTCTATTTTCGTATTTAAATCCTAATAGGTCAAGCCCTTCAGTGTAAGATTTTTCCCAATCCTTTCTAGACATTTTATAATCTAGATAATTAGTTTTCATCTCGTTACCGAGTGGCTCTAATACATCATCAGGTAAAAGTATCGCTAAGTTATCAAAATGTTTTTCTGTGCCAGGTATATTTATAGATCCTGGTTCGAAGTCGATAGTCGCACTACCATCTTCGTTAGGTATAACTTCTACTGGTGGTTTATCTTGTTGGACTTCCTCTTTAATTTCGATATCCTCGGGTCCAGGTATTTTAGCCTGCGTACGAGTTTCGCCCGGGAGTCCTTTTTCTATTTCTGCCATTTATTACTCCTTTATTTTCATATCATTTTTTAACAGAGAAGCCAAGCCCTCTGAAGGACCATCTGGCGTTGGTCCTGATTCTGGCGCTACTCCTGAGTCCACACCACCTTCTTTAGCTATACCCCCGCCTGCAAATCCTAGATCGAACTCTAATCCTGTTAAAGTATCTTTTCTTTGTTTAGCCCGTTGACTCTTTTGTTCTAAAAATTTAGCTCTTCCCTCTTGTTCTAATCTTCTATTTTCTTGAAAAGCCGCTTCATCAAATTGACCATTTTTTATAAAAGGAGATATTTGTTCTTCAAATTTAGTTGCAGCAATATCAAATTTACCCTTTGACCTAATTCTTTGTCCTCTCGTTCCTTGTTGTAATTTTTCTAAAGAATCTAATCTTTCACCTGTTTCTATAGCTTTTTGTGCAAGACCAAAATTTTCACCATACAATTCTGTAAGTTGCTCTTCTTGACTTTTACCGCCAAGACCAAATGTAAGATTACTAATTATTTCATCTCTATCAGCCCCCGTTGCATAATCATACAATGCAAACGGTACAGCAAAAGCTACTTCACCAGCTATGGCTGCTGGTCCTGCAACATTCTTAACAAACCTAGCTGCTTGCAAAGCTTTGCCTCCAACATTAGTTGGAAGTTTTGTAGTTTCCTGCTCTACTATTGATGCTGTTTTAATTGGATCTTGTGATATGGCCTCTGCACATTTTTGTGATAGACCGCCTGCTTTAAGAGCGTTACATATTTTTCCTTGAGCACCTGAAGGTAATTGGTCTACAGTCTTGATAAGGTTTCTAATTCCACCAACTTGATCCTGTATTAATTTTCTACCTTGAGGTGTTTTATTTATTTGTTGAAAATAAGATTTAAATCTTTCCGCTTGAGTCTCTCCTCTAAAACCTTTTGCAAAAGTTAATTGTCCATCAACAATTTTGTAAGGTTGTTTTAAATTTTTAAACTGAGGATAAAACTCAGTTGTTAATTCATTTAGTCTAGCTAAACTTTTTGTAACATTTTTACCTTGGCTAATGTTATTAATTAAAGATTTTCTTCTAACAGAATAGCCACCAAGTCCTGCATTAGTGTTTTGAAGAGATGTTCCTCCAATTAAATTATCTACGACTTGCATTGCAAACGCTTTATCTTTTGGTCTTCTTACCGCTTCTGACACACCATATAAATGATCTATACTATATTTTAATTCATCCGGAAGTTCTGAAACATCTAGTATTTTTTTCAAAGCTCTATGTTCAGCAGCTATTTCTTTTCTAATAGGTCTTCCTGTAATTTTTTCTAAGGCTCTAATATTTTGACCATATTTTTGTCCCTGCTCTAAAACCTTTGCTTGATAAGGAGCGTAACTTTTAAATCTTTTATCAAGCAAACCAAATTTGTATTGTGCTTTGATACCACTTCCCTCTTGTAAAAGAAAAGGAACATCTGGGTTAGACGTCATAGTTCTGTAAAAATTTTTTATTTGATCCATTGAGTATCCAGCTTGTTTTGATTTATTAGTTGTGACTATTTTAAAATAGTTATCCATGTCTTTTCGTAATTTAGGATTAGTATCTATTTGTCCAGCATAAAACGCTTTTTCAAAAAACTGCCTTCTTGAATCTAAATCATAGTTACCTAAAACTTCGTTAAACAATAAAAAAGGTTTTTCGTTTAGTCTTCCAGCACTAATTATTCTTGCCGTAACACCAGGTAATTCACCTGATTGTGCAAGTCTATTATTTTTTAAAGTTGTTTTTGTAGCTTTTTTCCAATCTCTTTTTAAATCTTTTAAATATTTAGCTTCCTCTCTTACACCATAATTTTGAAAATTATTACCAAACCAAGTTTTAGTCCAACCATCAATCTCTGCTCTTTCTTGTAAAGCTTTTATAGCTGTTGACTCACCACCTTGTCTACCTGGATTATAAGTCCCTAGATCTGTACGACCTGTGTTTCTAATTCTACTTTTATTAGCATCATCTAAATCATCAAAATTTAATTTTGGATTTGCTTTTTCCCATTTTTTTTGATTTCTTTTTTTAAAGGCGGGAAGCTTATCAAAAAATAGTTTTCTTCTTTTTGCTTTTCCTTCTTCATCAAGCTCCACTCCACCATAACTTCCTGATTCATCAACCAAGCCACGCTTTGGTGTTTCCACGGATCCACCGATTGCAAAACCTAATTCCTTCTCAATAAGCTCTTGTGATTCTTTACCCAGATACTGTTTTATTTTTTCGTAGTTTATCTTTTGTCGTTTCTTAACTTCTTCTGGTGGTTTTCTTTTAGGTAAAACAGGTTTCTTTTTTACCGAACCACCGCCATTAAAATTTACAGAACCGCCACTGTTAAATCCTGGACGAGTTAAATATGCCATCATCTCGTTGTAATGTTTTACTTTCATTATTCTCCTAATAAACCTGCCAGTCCGCCCTCTGCTAAATCCTCGTCCATACGAACAACAGCTTCACCTTCATCGTTTAAAATAACTTTAGACTTACTAGTTTTTTGTTTTCCTATACCCGCGAACGCATCAAGATTTTCTGTGCCTGTATCTATACCCTCTTCAAAATCTTTATAATAATTACCTTCTGTATCTCCTCTGTATTTTACTTCACCTTCAACAAATTCATCAGGTCCTCTTTTACCTCTCATCTTACTTGTAGGCTCATCAATGATATCGCCTTGTTTAAATTCATATCCACCTTTCATACCTTGGTCAGTATCAAAATCTAATTGTATTCTTTTACCATCTCCTTCAATCGTTAGTTCTATGTCAGGTCTATCTGGATGTTTGTATGTTGTTACATCACCAGTTTTTTTAACAAAATCTTTTTTAACTACTTGTCCTTCTCTTAAAATTTTTTCTACAAGTTTAGGAAAGTGCGCTGGCATTTCTGCTGTTGGTGTTACGATTGGTTTTACACCTTTCGCTACCTTTGTAGTTTTTGCAAGTTTACCTACAACAGGGAACGCAGCTAGTGCTGCCATAATTTTTAAGAATGTTCTTCTAGACATACCGCCATCAGCAAAACCTATTCTGCCACCGTCCGCGTTTAATTTTCTACCTTGTCCTTTTGTTTTTAAATTTTTAAGAATCGTTTCTAGCTCCATGATGCTTGAGTCAATAGCCTCGGAACTTAAACCTCTAAATCTACCGCTTTGAGTTTTATCAACAAATTCTGTTTTAAAAAGTGAGTCTGCAACTTCTTCCATAGCATCCTTACTAGAACTTGGCTCCAAACTTTTTATTAATTTTTTATCTGCTTTCAGTGCGTCTAAAACCTGTTCTAAATATTCTATTCTAGCTTGGTCAGGATTAAATCCTTGCTTCTCTGCAAAAAATTTAACTTGATCAGGAAGTTTCATTTCTTTTAATGCTTGTGATCCTGTTTTACCTGATTGCTTATTTAAAAACTGTAACAATCTTCTAAGTGCCATACCACCAGCTGCCATCTCTTCTCTTGGCTCGCCTAGCATATGGGCCACACCACCACCCGCTTTATTTTTTCTGTTAAACTCTCTAAACAAATCTTGTAATTCTTTTTTCCTGCTTTTCTTTGGTGCTTTGCCTTTTTGAATAATGTCTTTACCAAATTTCTTTTGTAATTTTTTAACTACACCTGCAAGACCACCACCTGCCATTGCATCTGGATCACCATCATATTCATCTAAAAGATCTTTTAAAGTTTTTTGTGGTTTTCTAGAGTCTTTTAATTTTTGTAAACTTTTTTCAATTTTTGCTTTACCCCCTTCAATAACTTTAGGTTCAAAACCTTTAAAAGCATCTAACGTTGTTTTAAATCCAGAACCCTCAAGAGATATTTGATCACTTGGGTTTAGTGGTATACCCCGATCCATTTTATCTAATATTCTCTCTAATCCCTCTGATGCTTTTTGTTTAGCTGCAGCTTCTGCTATTTGTTTTTGATTAATCTCCTCTAAAACTCTAGCTAGATCATCTTCACTTTTAATAAATTTTTCTGCAGACACAACATTATATCCTCCCTCTTTAAGTCTTTTAAAAACATTTTTCATACCTCTTTCGACTTGGTCTGATCTAGGTAGAGATGTAATGCCTGTTCCATCTCCTTTAAGAGTTAGTCTCTTACGAACAAGATTGTAAATGATATCTATAACTTTTCGAGCCATTAATAATACGTCCTAGGTTTGGGATCTTTTTTTTCGTCGATATAATCTTCAGGGTGCTGAATCAATCCGCCCTGCCTGAAGCGCATGATAGCTTGTGTTGTAGAGTCCACAAGATCGTCGTGATCACCGTTAGGGAATGCTGCACACTCCTCGATCACCTCCTCTGCAAATTTCTGTTCTGGCGCCCATATCATTCCAGACTCAAAAAGAGGCGCTACGGCGTTTACTCTAGAATGTTTATCATTTCCTTTGCTTGGTGTAAAGCTGATAACAGGTATATCCATTTGCCTTAGTTCGTACATCAACGGTAGTCCAGATGCTTTGGCTTCTATGATAACAGTTTCAGGCTGCCAATATTTATATTGTTGTAGAGCCAAACGTCTAAGTTCAGGAAACTCGTATCTACCTTTGATAGCATCTAATAATATTAAGTTAGCTGGACTATCCTCTGATGGATAAAATATACCCCATGTGGTGATTGCTGAATAGTCTGCCGTTTGTTTTTTTAAAAAAGCTGTATCGTAAGATTGTATGACGTGTTGTAGTGACGGTATCTCTTCGTGAGGATACTTCATCCACCACTCACGTTTCAAGATCGCTCCTTCCTCTGATGTTGGCGACTGCATCCACTGTGCGTTCCATTTACCAACGGGTAGTGATGCTTTTACTTTCTCAAGTTCCTCCAGGTTCCAATATTCTGGCCACACTGGTCCGTGGTCCATGAGCGCTGGAAATTCAACCACGTGCCACTGATCAGACTTTGGTTCTTTCTGGTTTGCTACTAGCTTTGCTGTTAAATCCTTTGTTGACCATCGTGTCATGACAAGAACGATCTTGCCTCCTGGTTGCAAACGTTGACGTGGTCCTGATGTATACCACTCGTACGCTGAGTCTAGTGCCGTTGGAGATAATGCGTCTTGTTCAGAATGTGGATCGTCAATGATCAATAGATCCGCGCCCCGTCCTGTAATAGCACCACCTACACCAGCAGCAAAGTATTCGCCGCCTTGAGAAGTTTCCCAACGTCCTGCAGCTTTTGAATCTTCTTGTAATGTTGTTTTAAAAATTTTTTGATAATCGTCAGAGTCGATTAAGTTCTTGGCTTTTCGTCCAAAGCGCACGGCTAGTTCTGCGTTGTGTGTGGTTTGTATGATCTTGAGCTTCGGCTCACGGCCCACCATCCAAGACGGCAAAAGATAAGATGCAAACTCAGACTTTGTATGCCTTGGTGGCATATTCACTATCAAGCGTTTTATTTCACCCGTAGCCAATTTATTAAACTTATC